ACCACCTGATGGGCGCGGCGGGTGAAAGGATTGTGATCAACCATATCCGCGCCAATCGCGGGCGGATTGCGCAGATGCTGAGGACGGTATGACCGCGCCTGTCTTCGCCTTCGAGCCGAACTGGACAAACGGGATTGACGAAATTTGGAGCTATCGCACGGAAGTCCAGACAGCGTGGGACGGGCGCGAAATCCGGCGCTGCACCCGTGACGCGCCACAGCGTCAAATACAGTACCCACTTTTGACGCGCACGCCGGAGCGCCGAAACCGCATTCACCGGCGGTTGCTTGACCTGCTGGGCAAGCAGGTACGCATTCCGGTTTGGCAGGACGCCAGCCCGGTATCGGTTAGCGTTGGAGCTACGAGTTGCCCAGTCAATACGCCAGGACGCCAGTACTACGACGGCGGCGAAGCCATCCTGTGGCAGGACGAACAGACATGGCACGTGTGCGACGATATTGTGGAGTCGCCGACCTCGATAAGCTGGACGACTCCGACGGCAATCGCTTTGCAGGGGCGCGTTGCGCCTCTCGTCAAAGCGCGGTTGCTGCCTGACGTTGACGGGCGGGTTTATACGGTTGATCTTGAAGAGTTGCGCGTCAACGCATTCTTGGATTCAAGCGTTTTGCTTGGGCGGTTGGTTGACCACGACTACCCAACTTACTCCGGGCGTATTGTACTGGAGCACAAAAGCGACGAGAAAGACCGCAGCTTGGAGTGGTCACGCCGGGTTGAGACGCTGTCTTACGAGACAGGGCTGACGACGGCTTACCCGGCGTGGTCGCAATCCGTCGTGGCGTACGACTTCCAGTGGATTTTCTCTGCGCGCGAAACCTTCGGCAAGTTTCTCGATTTTCTACACCTGCAACGCGGGCGGTGGGGCTGGTTCTGGTGGGATACTTGGGCGCGCGACCTGCGTTTGACCGCGCCAATTGGCGCGTCGGACACGGTGATTTCCGTGACCAACACGGCTACTGGCACTGTGTCGCCGTGCCGGTCGGCACTGACAATCCGATTGAAAAACGGTACGATTTTCCGGCGCAACGTTACCGCGCAGACTGCCACCAGCGTGACGCTCAGCTCGGCGCTGGGCACGGCGGTGGCAATCGGAGAGATAGACCGGATTACGTGGCTGCTGCCGGTGCGATTTGACACTGACAACTTCCGCTTCCGCTGGGAAACGACTACGCTGGTGCAAGTTGCGGCACGGCTGCGCCACGTACTGACAACGAATTCGTGAGGGCGAAGTGAGCTGGGATACGCTTGACACTGGGCAAGGGACAAGTCGGCCAGCGCTGGCGTTCGAGTTTCTCGCGCACAATACTTACTACCGGTACACGTCCACTTGGGCAACCGTGACGGTTGCCGGCCATCCATACACGCCGGAAGTGATTTCGGTTGAGCCGTTGGAACTCAAGCCCAATCAGACAGACCAGCGGTTGATAATTTTGTGCCGTCAAGACTTGCCGGTGGTGACGATTGCGCGTCAAGCTCGACCACGATTGCGCGTCCGAATTCGCCAGTTTCACCTAAACGACCTGACAGCGGTGCAAGTCTTCTGGGTCGGCTCGGTGATAGGCGTATCCTTCCAAGGCGTTGAAGCGCGTCTGCTCTGTGACGCCGGGATAAACCGCGTTGACGGGCTGCTTGCGCCACAGCAGTTTGGCGGTTCCTGTCAGTGGGTGTTGGGGCGTCCGTGGTGTCCGGTCAATCTCTCCAGTCACACCTTCGCCGGCACGGTAACAGCCGTGTCCGGGCTTCAGGTGACAGCTTCAGCTTGGGAAGGTAAACCGGCTGGGTATTTCGTCAACGGACACTTGATTACCGCCGACGGGCGTAGCGATACGATTGACGAGTACCTGCCGGGGCCGGGCACGGTTCGCACTCGTTCCAATTTAGGTATTGCCGTGGGGAACACTGTGACGGCTGTCGCTGGTTGTGACGGAGCGTTTGCGACCTGCCAAAACCGATTCGGCAGCGAGACAAACAACGGGTTGGCGTGGGGCGGGTTTCGGATTCCAATCCGCGATCCGCAAAAGGGAGGGATAATCTGATGCCTTTCCCGCTGATTGCCATCGTCATTGCAATTGCGTCGCTTGCGCTGAACGTGATTTCGGCGCTACTGCGGCCCAAAACCAACGACAGGCCAGACAAGGACTGGGATATTCCGACGGCAACAGAAGGGCGATCAATTCCGGTCGTCTGGGGGACAGACCTCCAACGTGCGCCGAATATCATCTGGTGGGGCGACCAGAAAGAAGTGAAAAGAAACAATATCTGGCGCTACTTTACGGGCATGGCGTGGGCGCTGGCGCACGGTGCGCCAACGCTGAAAGCCATCGTGGTCAACGAGAAAGTTATCTGGACGGGGACTTTGACGCACGGACAGACGCTGTTTCTAGATAAGTCAAATCTGCTCGGCAAAGTCAGCGGCGGAGTTGTATTTGATTTGAAATACTACCAAGGCGACGGCACGACCGGCGCTGACCCTTATCTGGCGTCGCGAGTATCGAATTACCCCGATCATCGGCGCGTTGCTTATCTCGTATCACGCGGCCCGGCGGAGTGGACATCAAACAGCAACTGGAAAGGGTTTATCGGAAATTCGCCAAACCTGCCGAAGGTGGAATTTGAGTTGGAGCGGTTTCCAAGCGCAATTGCGCCACCGTCATCCACAGGACCAATTGGGACATTGCTCCCCTCCACGACACAAACGGGCGCAGCCCCACCGGAATGGTACACCAGTGATTTCTGGGTGGGGCGAGGGCAAGATTACTCAAACGACGGCTGGAATAACGTCGGCAAGTATCTGCAAGCCACTAAAGCCACTCAAGGGCCAGCCATCCCATTCGGCTTTTCTACGAATCTTGGCACGCCGTACGCCGACTTGCCGGTTCGTCCGAATACAATCGCGTTTGACTTGTGGGTGAACTATTTGCCTCCGCACAGCGGACGCATTCGGTTGTTCCTCCAATCTCAAGCTGGCGAACTAGCCTGCGTTATTCCGAACGAAATTCTGACGCCAAATAGCTGGAATGAAATCACCATCCCGCTAACAACGCAGTGGCCTTGGCGCACAGGAGGAAACGCTTACAATGGGCCGCTGGCAACACAGGCACAAATTGATGCACGGGCAAAAATGTTAGTCCCAATAGAGGGGATTCACTTTATAATCAACCACATGGTGAATGTGCCGCAAGGCGATCTTATTGTGCGCCTCAAGAATTTCTGGTTCGACAAAGCCAACACTCTAGGCGGCTCAATCGGCAACGATGCTAACCCTATCTGGATGCTGTACGAGGCGCTGACAAATGAGGTCTGGGGCTGCGGTATTGACCCAGCGGATAGCTTTGAGGGGATTGATGACGCTTCTTTCCAGGCGGCTGCCAGCCAAGTAGCTACCGAGGGACTGGGCGCGTCGTATATCCTGCAGGAATCAATGCAATTTCCGCGCTTTGCCGATATGATTTTGCGCCACGTTGACGCGGTGTTATATCGCGAGCCGACAAACGGCAAATGGACGGTAAAGCTGATTCGGAACGATTACAACCCAAATCAACTGCCAATTCTGGATGAAACGAACATCATTGAAGTCCAAGAATTCGGCACGGACGTAAGTGGCGCTTTGCGTGACGTGGTGCGCATCAAATTTGCCGACCGCACCAAGCAATACAAAGAGTCTGTAGCCACCTTCCGCAACCCGGCGGTGCGTGCGATTCAGGGGTATTCTTCAGCAGTGGAGTTGGATTTCCCAATGGTTCGCGACCCCGGCGTTGCTCAGCGGATTGCCGAGCGTGAAGCGTTGGGATACTCGTATCCGTTGCGTCGGTTACGTGTGACAGCGACACGAAAAGCGGCTAATTTACGCCCAGGCAGCGTATTCAAGTTTGTCTGGGACGACTATAACGTGAACGCGATTTTCAGGGTCACTTCGATTCGGCTTGGTTCGCCGGCTGACGGTGTGGTGATTGTGGAGGCTGTTGAGGATAAGTTTTCGATTGCTTCAACGACAATTGGCGCAGAGCCGGCACCTGCGCCAGACCCCGAAGAGCCGCCGCCGCCTGAAGAAGAATGAAGAATATGACCGAACGCGAAACCCAACGACAGATTGTTGACGCGCTACGCAGGGCGGGTTGCCTGGTATGCGTCACGAGC